TGGTACTGCACTACAACCCGCATAGATTTTGTACACAATACCCCAGCCAACAGTATTATCACAAACACCTCTGCCCCACCAACTTTTATAATATATTTCGTTTGCCATTACTTCTTGTTTTTTTTCTTTAAAAAGATTTTAAGCTTCTCAATGTTCTTTGCCTTTGGTTTGTAACTCATAGTACCCATCCATTAAACGTAGCCTCATAACTCGGATAGATGTCATCATTGACGTTATTTGTGTACTCTGGATATGTAGCTTGGTTAAAACTCATAAAGTCTATAAAACGTCTTGAATACCATTCTGCATTGGTTCTTGCTTTCTCAACTAAAAAATCAACCTCATTCTTATCTACAGTTTGTGCATTTTCAGATGTGTGTTTATATACACCACCGTTTTTAATTTGGTAAGCTGCAAAAGGGATATAATTGCTCTGTGCATACCATATAAGCATTTCAACAATATATTCATCAAGAATTAACTTCCATCTTGCATTAGCTGGTAAATCAATTCCACCCACTATAGCATCAGTTAAACCAGTATACATATTTGTACCTATAATTTGCTGAATGTCTATCTGTTGTGCAATCTTAATAAACTGTATAAATTTATCAGTATCTACATTCCCATCAATGATAGAGTTTCTTACTAAATCTGTTCTATTTATAAATAATACTGTTGCCATATTTTTCTAGTTTGGGTATGCACCTCTATCTGTCCAAGTAGTTGGTGCTTCACCAGCTTCTTTGTATTGTGTTCCTTTTGGTTGAAATTTGTTTGGTATTGATTTAACTTCTTTACCTCTTGATATGTATTTTTCAGTTTCACTTTTCATTCTATACAATTCTTCCCTCCAGTAATGTCCACAGTATATACCGCCCTTGAAGCGGAAAAGCGAATAATTTTGTCCTTTATGACCAAAGTTATTATTCACACCAGAAAAAGATGCATTGTCTATATCTTCTTTTCTATACACAACACCCTTACTAGTTCTGCCCATCATTGTTTTGCAAAAATCTCTGCTTTTACCAGTTTTGGTAGATGATGGTGAAACCCTTTGTTGGTATGTGTATCTAATCTTGTAAAATGATTTATCTAACTTGCTTTCTTCATTAGGCTTTGATGTTATAAAATCTGCAAACTTTCTTATTCTTGATAGTTTTCTTTTTATAAGTGACTTTGCCCAATCTTCTGTGCTTTTATTTTCTTCTGAATACTCTCTAGTTTCAACCAATTCATATTCATCAGTTATGGTTTCATACTTTAAGTTTTCTAAAATAGCTGTTGCCATTTCATCAGTTAGTTCTTGTTTTAATGGTACACAATTTGGTACTTCTTTGCCATCTTTTGTTTTTGTGCCTATTTGCTCATATCCATCCCAACAAGGTGCTTTAAGTTCTTCGTGTGATACACAAGGCATATAGTAAACAACACCCTCTATTTCGTGTTCGTGTGATCCACCACAACCCATTTCATCTGCTACTTTTTCAGCTTCTTCTTTGGTTTTGTATACATCTTTGCCATCTATCTTTTTTAGATTAACTGCCATTTCAACACCAGTTTCTTCTTCAATAGTTTCATTGTCTTGAAGTGATTGGTCTACCTCTGTAAATTCTAGTGGCTGTAAGGTCGTAAAGTATAGGTTTAAGCTGATTTCGTTGTAAGCTAGTATATTATCAAAGCTATCAATTAAAAGTTCTTGAAATGGTCTTATAACGGTGTTATCCATTAACAAAGATGCAGTCTTTATTTCATCTGCATTTGACGAAAAACCGTTTTTTGTTTGTATACCTAATAAAAAAGGTGAGACCACCCTATGGGCAATTTGGATTTTGGACGTGCTTTCTTCTGACAAAAATTGATACTGATTATGAGCATCACTTAATTGTACTGGTGTTATTTCTGCTTGGCTTTCTTTATTGTCATTAAAAGCTAGTATGAACTTGCCCGCATTGCTGGTTCCCGAAAATTTAGATGCTATTTTCGTTTCTATTAATTGTCTTTCTTGTTGGTTAGGAGTACCGTTGTTAAAGTTAATTAACATCGATGGCGATAAACCATTCATAATGTTGTTGAGGTGGTAGTTTGATACCTCTTCTTCGAGTTCTGCGTACTGCAAGCCTCCTTGATAGTCTACGGGTGAGTAGTAATAGAAACCACTCTTATAAGGTTTTATGTAGTATATCTCAATTTCTTCATTAGACATACCAAAAGCTGGTATTCTTAATGGTTCATCAGTCTTTTTTATGTTAGCCCAATCATTAAAATAGTAATAAGCTGGTACATTTCCATCTTCATCACATTTTTCTGCTCTTAATGTTTCAATAGGCATATGTTCTAGTTGAACAATCTTGCTTCTATCCTTTGAGTAGATAACTTGTATTGCAGCTTGCCCCATAAGTTTAAGATCATAACAAGCCCTACGTACAACATCTTTCCTAAACAAAGAAATCATCTGTGCATACTCATTTGGTTTTCTATTGCTATCTGTTGCATTTAAACCTTTACCATAAATAGCTTGTGATATACCATTTATAGCTGCATTGTTTGTAGGTGAACCATTATATCTATCGATAAGGAATTGAAAATAGTTGTTATCTGCACCATATTCAATCCAATCAGCACCATTAACTTCTTTTACCTCTGGTGATGTGTATGTACTTAAATTTACAAAGCCAAACTCTGATACTTTTGTTTTGCTAAATTGTCCTTTTTCGTTTCTTTTTCTCATATTACAATATAGTCATTATTGAAACCATCGTATTCTGTATATTGGTCTTTATTTACTTTATAGAAATAATTGTTATCTGCATCAATTTCTGCTTTTTGTGCAGTACAGAAAATCCTATCCTTATATATTACATTTGTTTTTGCTATGTCTGAATATATAGTTAAATCATAAAAATGCCCCTCAACTAAATTTGAATAGGTATCATTATATACATTGTAGGTATCATTTGAAATTTCAATATTACCACTACCAGCAACTCTAGGTACTAATGTATAATCAACAGTTACATTTGTGCTATCATCTCTAATAGTCATATATGCATTTGATACATAATCTCTAGGTATTATAGTAAATTGATTTGTGGCAGTTGTGTTAAATAATATCATTACTTATATAACGTATAAAAAATAGTAATTTGTAAAAACAAAAAAAAAGCACCCGATTAAGGATGCTTTCAATTTAAAATAAATATTAATTATGCAGTTGGGTCAATCTGTGCTGCATCTCCAGTTACTGCTGTTGCAAGGAAATAAGGTGCAGTTTCTTCCATACCCTCAAACGTTAAAGTAAAGCCCGAGAGGTCTCCAGCGGCAGCCCCAGTCACGACTGTACCACCCGTACACTCCATACCATTCTCAAAGCCACATAAGAAGCTATTTCCATAGTAATCTTCTACTACTACATATGGTCTTGCTACTGCAAGTGTTTGTAGTTGTTGTTGCGTTAAAGCATCTAGATATGTTAATGTAAGGTTTAAAGTTTGAGTATAAAAAGTTGTTCCATTTTCTCTGCTACTTGTCACAGTAGTTTCTAAAGATGAATTACCTTTTACATCATATTCATACCAAGTTGGTGTTCCCGTAAATGTTGCTTCACCAGTTGGAGCATCTACTGTGATTGCAGTAAGGTCACCATAATCAGCAAAGTAAACTCTTTTAATGCCACCAAAAGCACTTTTGCAAGGTAGTTTTCTACCCGTTGTTAATGTACAAGCCATTGTTTTTATTTGTTTTAAAAAAAAAGGGTGAGCAGATTACCTACCCACCCCTTTCTATTGATTAATTAATTAATTATGCGTACTCTACTAAATCAGATGAAATTCCGAATTGTACTGCTGATGTAAATCTCATAATCATACGTACATTGTTTGATCCATCTAAATCTGCCATATCTAGTACTTTTACTTCGTTTGTTGAATTTAGTAACCCAGTACCAAAGTATAAGTTAGAACGTTGTGCTGCATACATTTTGTTGTCAGACATTCCCGGACATACAAAGATTTTTACACCATTCACCGTTAGGCTTCCATTGTTCCACCATTGCGTTCCCATATTTGCCACACCATTTGCTCCTAAACCATTTGCTCCAAAACCACCTAGTGCTTGTACATATAGTTTAGCTGCTTTAGTTCCGATGTATAAGAATAAATCTTCTTTTCCATATAGTGCTGCTGGTATTGCATCAACTACTTTAGAAAGTTCATCAATGATGTTTGTAGATAACAATCCACCAGCTACTGCTGCTACTTGTTGTGCCGCTGGAATATCTCCCGCTGCTGCTGATGCTGCAATTAGTTTTTCAAACCCATCAAAAGAATTGTTTGTTCCCGCTGCCGTATCACCTTGCCAGA